GTTTCCCAGTCACGATCGGGGTCGTATGCCATTGGGTTTGTGCCACCTACTGATATGTCTGAGGTTGAACTTTCTGATGTTACCGCGTTGCTACCAAACTCTATTCCTCCAGTTGTGTTTTTGAAACTTGGTGTACTTGCTGCTGACCAATCGTCTTTTAATTCTATTTCACCTATTGGAATATCTACTGCTGCTCCTTTTTGTGCAAATGGTAATGCGGCTGTAAAGTAATCGTGTTCCCATGCTCGTTTCCTTAATGTTGTTAACTCATTAAATTTTGTTGTTGATTGTACTCCATCGGTTAGTTTATAATCTACTTCTGTTACTAAGTTTTCGTCTCTGTAATAGTCATTATATACTGCTTGATATGCGGCCATTGGAATTGCGTTTAATTGTGTTGCTGTTCCTCCAGGCTCTATTGGTGGCACTCCTAAGTAATCTAGGAATTTTTTGTTGTCTGGTCCTATGCCGTCGTTTATTTCTATTAATGGCATTTCTGGTGCTGAATCATCGTTTGTTATGAATTTTTCCCAGTTTTCCCATACTATACGGTTTGGTACGAAGAAATAGTGACATGATACGTCTACTCTGTGCATAATAGGGGCTGTCATTGGTGCGAAGCGTACAAATGCATCACTCGAAATGTTAAATGTATCTCCTGGTACTGCTTCGATTAATGCGCATGGCATTAAGTTGCCCATTTTACCTGACATTTTAACGTCATGTGTAAGATTGAATTTGTTGCGTTTTGGTTTTTGTAATTTTACGCTGTTGAAGATGTTCATAATCTGATTCCTCCTCTTGCTACTTTAATGTACTTCTGTTTGTAACCTCTCTTTTTGTACTTCTTGTACATACGTTTTTTGAATTTTCTGAATTTTCTCATTGTTTTATGTTTTTTTGGGTTTATTTTATTTTTACTCTAATCTTCCTCATTCACTACGTTCATACGTCATCTTACGAGTTCTGTTAAATAACCCAAAGATCATAATGACCTTTGAGTCATTTATTAGTCTTAGTATTTTGCTCCAGTTGGGAATTTACTTTTTTCTCTGTAATCTCTGAACTTTGTAGTTCCTTTCATTTGTTTTCCTATAATTTGTGCTTTTTTAATTAAGTCATTTACTGCTGAACTATTGATATTACCATATTTATCTATCTGTCCGTTTGCTTGTGCGTTTAAGAATAACGTTGTTGCTATGGCTGCTGAGAATTCTCCGTTGGGGCTGAATCCTGCTCTTTTTAATATATTATCCATATGTTGTGCAGCGTGTTTCTGTTGTACTAATTGTGCTTGGTTTGCATAATAATCTGCACTTGCTTCTAACTGTTTCTGTCTATAGGGTTCTGTTTCTGCTTGTGCTAACGCTCTTGCTCCTGCTGCTCTGTTATACATGACTTGTGAGTATGCTTGTGTCCAGTCCTTTTCTAATCTACTTGCCTCTAATTCAAATTTATCTAATTGTACTTTTCGATTTTGTGCTTGTGTGGTTAACATATCTGCTGATTGATGCGTTCTTGCGTTGTTTAGGGCTGTTTGGCTTTTTATATTTGCTATATCATATCCTAAAGTTACTAATATATCTGTGGCTAATGCTTTATCTTTAATTGCTCCTGCTATTGTTGCCATTATTTTTGCATCGTTTAGTTGTTTGTTTAAACCTAACTGTTGCTGGTTTACTTTTAATTGACCTGCTTGTGCTATTGTTGCTGGTATCTGTGCAAATGGGTTATCTATCCTTGCTACACTTCCTGTTCCTGCTTGACTACTTCTAACTGGTTGTGCTGATTGTTGTGATATACCTTTTCCGTATGCTAACATTGGATTAAGTCCGGCTTCTCTAATCCTTTTTAATTGATTTTCAGGTTTGTTATATTCTGTTGTTCTGTGCCAGTCTTCTAATGCGTCTTTTCTTTGTGTGTGATACATATCTCTTTGGAAGTCTCGGTTAATATCGGCTTGTCGCCAATTCATTATTCCTGAGCCTACTCCTCCTGCTGCTCCGATTGCTGCTGCTCCTGTTATTGGATCCATGGTGTCAATTAGCAATAATACTATCAAGTAAGTATTATTGCTGTTCGGCCTCCTGGTCCGAACTTTCGTTTTGTTTCATTTCTTCCAACATACGTTGGAAATCTTCCTGCTTTATTTTTTCGTTTCTTGTCTTTTGATAATCATCCTTTATTTGTTGGATGTTATCGAAATACTGATGTAATTCACTTAGATCAAGAGTTTTAGGGTTTATACCGCTTCCTTCTTCTCCATCCCATATTGGTTCTCCTTGGTTATATACATCTAATGGTTGTCCACTTGCGTACCGCTGTAGGATTTGTCGGATTGACATTGTTTGGTCAGGGATTGTTTGACTCTCTCCAAACTTCTTGTAAAGTTGTTTGGCTTCTGTTTTGTAATTAAATTGTGTTAGTCTCATATTTTTGTTAATCTATGGTCTTTTTTGTTTGCTCTTTTCTGCTTACTCCTATGAGTTTTCTCTGTTTCTATCTTCTTTTTCTCCCATTCGTCATACGATAATAGGGAATTTTTTTCATATTCCTGCTCACTTATCCATTCTCCGATAATATTTCTTTCATATTCATCATATATTTTGTCTTTGTAATATCTTGGCATGGCTATTTTATAACCTCCTTTTAATGGTACGTACATTCTGTTTAGTAAGTCCTTTCTGTGCCATTTGATCATTGTTTCTGTCATATAATTTGATCCCATTCTTTTACTCATTAGGCTGAATTCTTTTTTTCTATCATCTCGTTGGTGCATAGGTATTTTTGTTGGTTTACATACATATTTTAAGGTGTACCTAACTGAACTTTCGTTGACTTCTCCACTATGAACATGACCAAGTTTCCAAGCATTAGAAATGCTGTCGATATCGCTATTAAATAGAATAATATGATAATGTGGCCTATTAGTTTCTGAACCATACTCGCCCACTGCGTAGTATTTGATTTTTCCTTTTGTTTCATCGTGTTTTTTTCTTAATCGTTTAAAGAACTTCTGTACATGTGTTTTGTCTATTGTCATAAATCCGTTTTTTGTCATTGGGGGTATTTCATATGTTAAGGTGATAAAAAAAGCAGTCGTTGACTGCTCTAATTCTTTACTTAATCTAAATGACCATCCGTTAACTCTGTTTTGTCTACATTCATAACATTTACCACATGGTAAATCTAGTGTTTCTCCTTCGTGTTGTTTTTGCCACGGTGCGATGCATCTTCCCATATATTAGGCCAGTTTGATTTTATAAATATTAATTGGTATAACCATACATAGGTCCAGCCATTGGCTTTTCTTAAGTGTATATTATAACATTCTCCTTTTTCGTTCAGAAAGAACGGCCCCTTATTAGGGGCCAGGTCTTCTGTCCAACTATTATAGGTTGGGGTTTCCATAGATAGGCATTGGTCTAACTGCTGTAATTTTGTTTAGAACGTCCATGTATAATTGGTCTTCTATGTCATCTGTAACCGCAAATATACGTGCTGTCTCTTCACTACTACATTCTATGAACTCCTGACTTAGTGTTGGTTGTGAGTTGAATATACGGCCTAAGTGCCAGTATTTTAAGTCGTCTCTAAAGTCTCCAGCGACTCGGCTTGGCATATACTTATATTCAGCATACCGTGGAATATATCCAAATGTATCGCTTTTGTCAGATGTATATGCATATAATTCTTGGTTTTGAACTTCTTGTTCACCAATGTGAGCAAACGAAGGCCAAAAGTACTCGAGTGGATCGTTTTTAAGAAATGTTTTTGGTATTCCTTGTTGATATGCTGGTTTTGGCATTACTGAACATATACCTATAATATATCCGTGTTCCTCTACATAGTATTTTCCGTTGTATGGTGCAGATACTGATACTCCATGTCCTGCCATTGCTCCCTGAGGATTGGCTATTGATCCGTTTGTCTGTGGTCCTGCTGTGTTTAGTACTTCACTTATTACTACTGGTGATTTTACTCCTGTGATATACTCTGGTCGTTGTAGGCGTTTATCTGAACTTTTAACACCGAAATGTGCTAATATGTTCTCTATATATCGAGTTCCTCCACGTGCGTTCTTTTCTAACCATTCTTGTAATCTGAATGCTCGACGTAGTTCGTTAATTGTGGTACTTCCTGCTTTTAAACTTCCATCGGGATCGTATGCCATTGGGTTTGTGCCACCTACTGATATGTCTGAGGTTGAACTTTCTGATGTTACCGCGTTGCTACCAAACTCTATTCCTCCAGTTGTGTTTTTGAAACTTGGTGTACTTGCTGCTGAC